CTGGTGCCGGAAAAAGCCATGTCCTTGTGCACTTGGGTGCTCAGGCTGTTAAAAACGGCCTTACCGTCGCGCACTATACTTTAGAGTTGGGAGATACAGTTATTGCAAGACGGTATGATAGCTGCATTACAGGGGTACCGTTGTCGTTTTTAAATGACAATAAAGAAAAAATCTTAGAGACGGTAAAAGATATTGAAGGTTCTTTGATAGTTAAAGAATATCCAACTAAATCTGCCTCTGCTATGACCATCAGGTCTCACTTGGACAAACTAAGAACACGAGGAATTGATGTAAATCTAATCTTAATTGATTACGCAGATTTATTAAAACCAAAAAAGAGTTATTCTGAAAAAAGACATGATTTGGAATCTATTTATGAGGATCTTCGCGGAATTGCAAAAGAATTTGAATGCCCAATCTGGACCTGCAGTCAGACAAATAGAACTGGCTACAACGCAGAACTAGTGTCTGCTGAAAGCATATCAGAGGCGTTTTCTAAGTGTTTTGTGGCAGATTTTATTTTTACTCTTTCTAGGACTGCTGATGATAAAAACGAAAACTCCGGACGCTTTTTTGTCGCAAAAAATCGTTTTGGACCGGATGGCTTAGTATACCCAATTGATATGGATACAAGCAAGGTGTATATTAACGTTCATAAAAAATCAACCATGTCAGAAATAAATGGTAAGAAAAATCCTGCAAAGAATCAAAAAGAGTTATTGAGAGAAAAATACGACAAACTAATGGGAAAAAAATAGGAGAAAATAAATGAAAATAGCAACTGAAATTTTGTCTGATATCACCGTACATATGAAGTACGCACGCTACCTGCCAAAGAAGAAGCGCAGAGAGACGTGGCGAGAATTAGTTAATAGAAACAAGCGAATGCACTGGAAAACATATCCAGACTTAAAAGATGAAATCACAGAGGCTTATAAACTAGTCCACAATAAAAAAGTTTTGCCTTCTATGCGCTCCATGCAGTTTGGAGGCAAGCCAATTGAAGTTGCTCCTAACCGCATTTATAATTGCGCCTATGCCCCCATCGATGATTGGCGAGTGTTTAGTGAGATTATGTTCTTGTTGCTCGGTGGAACGGGCGTTGGGTATAGCGTTCAGCAGCACCACGTTGATAAACTGCCGGAAATTAGAAGGCCAAATCCTAAGCGATCCCGCAGATTTTTGATTGGCGATAGCATCGAAGGTTGGGCAGATGCGGTAAAAGCACTAGTGAGAAGCTATTTTTTTGGTGGATCGACCATAAGATTTGACTTTAGTGACATCCGTCCCAAGGGTGCGAGACTAATTACTTCGGGTGGTAAAGCGCCCGGGCCGCAGCCACTAAAAGAGTGCCTGCTTAAGGTTAGAGGTATTTTAGATGAGAAGAATGATGGAGACAAGCTCCAAGCTATTGAGGTTCATGACATCGTGTGTCACATTGCTGATGCTGTTCTCGCTGGCGGCATACGCCGTGCTGCGCTTATCAGTCTCTTCTCTGCTGACGACGATGAGATGCTTTCTGCCAAGACTGGTAATTGGTGGGAAAAGAATCCGCAGCGAGGACGTGCCAACAATTCTGTCGTATTATTACGCCACAGAATCACAAAGGAGGTTTTTGAGTCCCTCTGGGAGCGTGTAAAAGCTTCTGGGGCTGGAGAACCCGGCTTTTATTTCTCAAATGATAAAGATTGGGGAACAAATCCGTGTTGTGAGATTGCCTTGCGACCGTACCAATTCTGCAATCTTACAGAAGTTAATGTAAGCGATGTGGAAACCCAAGAAGAACTGGAGAAGAGAGTTAAGGCAGCAGCCTTTCTAGGCACCCTACAAGCCGGTTACACGGACTTTCACTACCTTAGAGATGTATGGCGTCGAACTACTGAGAAAGATGCGCTTATAGGCGTTTCTATGACGGGAATTGCGTCTGGCAAAGTATTAAATCTTGATATGACTCAAGCTGCTAAAGTTGTTAAAGAAGAAAATGAAAGAGTTGCTAAGATTCTAGATATTAGGCCAGCAGCACGTTGTACAAC